GCACCAACTCGCGTGCTGTACGTACAGTTAGGACTTTGGACTGTGTCTACTTCTTTCCCTGTGTTCACTATTTTTATTCAAGTCACTCATTTCCTGTGGTGAGTGGGCTCGACACCTACCGATCGGTCGGTGTTCGCTCGCGCGGCATTTACGATAATTTGATTGCGACTTTGAAGCTCTATGGTTATTAGCACTCGGAAATACGCAAAACCCATATCTTTAGATGAGTATTCGAAGTAAGTTTGTGTGTAGTAGTTACAGGCCAGCCCTTGTGGCGCCCCTTAATTGGGTTATTGTAGTCGTGAGATCGCTTATGGTAGCTGTTTCGGATCCACGATGGTATAGAATGAACGCTCCGCGACCCCCCATGGCTAATTCAATCAATTCTGTTTCTTGTGTTTCTTTGGATGAGGTGAACGATCGTTTGAGTGAAGTGTTGTACACTTACAAGTTGTATGTGGACTTCGATATTTGGTGCGAACTAGATGAGAAGTATGCAGGCAATGATGAAAGTGAGATGATGATCAATGAGTTTTACGACCGCAAGTACCAATTGTTGAACATGATGAGACATCAGGACTTGACTACTAGTCTAGAGCCTTATGTTGAATGTGTGAATATTTTGCGTGCTATGAAGATTGCCGGAACGTTGTTTTTGCTGAGCTATGAGACCAGCGATGAGGACGACGAACCGCAATGGTTTGAAACCATGGACCAACCCGACGTTCAAGAACCTGATTTTCCGTATGACTTAACGGAAGATGGCATCGAGCCCAACCCCGGCCCAGCTGTGTGCAGTGCTTTGCGAGACAATCGCTTAAGCAAAGTAATTCCATGCAGCGTGCGCGAATTGAAGAAGTACGCTTCCAAATGCGCGCCGGAGTTCAGGAAGCTCGCTATGAGAGCGGGCAAGAGAGGGAGGAAGGAAGTTGAGATTCGCGCTCAGATTGGCGCCGAGTATTTCCACTCGGACCGTTTGCCTACGCTTGGTGGACGTGAAGCTAAGACGCAGCAGGAGGATCCGCCCAAGTCAGACTGCCCCAATTGTCATCGGGAGCATTGTCAGTGCTTTGGCAAACGGATTAACATCGTTGCCTCGATTGCCAGTGTCCTCGCTTCTTTGTTGAAGATCATTGAGAATCTGAGGTGCGACGCACAAATCGGTCTGGGTTTCCTATCCAAAGCCATATTCGAAGGCGTTGGATCGGAGACCAAGGATACCGTGGTGCAAGCCATCAAGGAGACTGTGAATGAAGCGTTGGATGCACAGATGCCATACATTCCAATCACTGTGCGTGGAGCGCTGCAACTGTGTGTCGCAGCTGCGTTTCTGCATGCTTTGTGTGGACTGGGCATTGTCTTAGTGGACGTTGCAAAATGTCTATTGGGCTTGGTGTTCGGCACTGCAGACAAACAGTATGCAGCAGTGGCCCAGATAGGTACTGCGTGGTTTAATGTGATGCCTGAGAAGTCGAGCGACGCTACCGAAAGTGTGTTGAGATACATACCGCTGGGAGTGTCTGTGGTCTTATCGGGTTTAGTCGCATTTGGAGTCGGCAAGATTCCGGGAAGGGACAATTCCCCGGAATCATGGATGAGAAAGATCGCTTCGTTCCCAAGAGCGTGTACTGCGTTGGGAGATATTACCAAATACATCCAAACGATTGTGAACCCCTTGTGGAGCAAATTCCAGGTAGAGATACTGGGATATGACCGTGACCTATTGAATGGCGCCATTCCAGACATCGCGAGATGGATGGAAACTGTGGAAATTTATTCATTCAAGGCGGCCTGCGACGAGAAAATGAAGACCAGGGACGGGAGGTTTTTTATCACCAATTTGTACCATCAAGGACACAAGTTGATGCTGAAATACCAATCGGCTTTGACCCTCGATTATCGTTCGGCCATGCAGAGATGTCTAGTTACCGCGGCCAAGCTAAAGACCCATGTTGAGACCAATTTTCCCGAAGTCAAAAGTGTGCGAACCACGCCCTTGGGGCTGTGGCTGGTGGGTGAATCACAGATCGGTAAATCGAGATTACAGTACCTAATTGCCACGCACCTGTGTGCAGAGGCGGGTATTAAGGACTTGAAGAACCAGATCTACATGAGAAACACATCCCAGGAATTTTGGGATGCTTACAATGGACAATTCGTGTGTGTGTTCGATGATTTCGGTCAGCAAAAGGATTCGGTTGGAAACCCCAACCTGGAGTTTATGGAAATAATTAGATCCATTGGACCTTTTCCATTTCCGCTGCATATGGCAGATATCAGTGAAAAGAGCTCGGCTCGATTTACATCTGGTGTGGTCATGTGTAGCACTAACAACCGATTCTTGAAAGTTGAGTCGTTGACCTACGATGATGCCGTTTGGAATCGGTTTACACAGTCCTGGATCGTTGAATTAAAAGACGAATACAAGATTGTGGAAGTCGGACCTGACGGTAAGCGTCGTACTCGCCTGAACATTGCGAAAGCACGAGCTGACTTGCCGGGAGCTGAAATCAACCCTCACATTTACCAATTCAAAAGGTTTGACGCTAGAGCCCGCCTCAATAGAAATGCTGAGACGGGTGAGGTTCTCGAGTGGGAGCAATTCATCGCTATATTGGAAGCTGACTTAAAGGACCGCATGAAGGACGGTAACGCCCTGGATGGATGGTTGGACAAGTATGCCGAAGATTTGTGCAAGGAGAAAGCGCAGGCCCAGATTGGTGAGGACATCATGAGCGTTTTTGCTCAGGCAGGGACGGATCCCGCTTTGATACGTCAGTACAACGTGGGGCAGTTCCTGGACTGGGTTATTGCTTTGGATCGGAACCCCATTGACCCAGTTGATGGGGCATACAACCGGTACGTGGCTTACGCTTCCTACGAGAAATCTGAAATGGAGGGTGATCCTTACAAAAAAGACCTGTATGGATATGATCCCCATCTCATGGACGAAGATGTTTACCGATTGTTGCTCATCGCGTTCTTGAGGGAGAAGGATGGATTCACCTCCAAAGTTCAGTCCAGGCTGAAGATGTGCAAGGCTGTGTGTGACAGCATTTATGAGCAATTGCCGGAGCTTGTGAGGACCATCTACACAACAGTCAAGAACGGCGTCAAGATTTTCCTCAATGGTGTTGTTTCTTTCGCAAAAGAGAACAAGCTGCTTGCGGCGGCTATTGTGGGACTGCCCGCGCTTATTGCGATGGTGCGCACCAAGAGAAACGCTGATGCCGGCGCCGATGGGTGGTCCGAGAGTGATCCGCGTGTTCTGCAACCTAGGTCTAGGCCAGGGGTAAAGACTTCGTCGCGGGCGCGCATCGTGAGACCAGGGGCCGAACTTGGGCAGAGTCTGAATCAGTTAAACGTGATTGACTTGATCCGTCGCGGGCAGTATTTGATTACGGCCAACTACGCGAGTGGGAATGAGGTCAACCTGGGTTGTATGACCCAGTTGGTTGGCAATGTGTTCATGATGCCGCACCACTTTCTCATCTATTTGGAAAGCAACCCCCCCGACAAGATCATATTCCGTCATTCCGACAATGAGAAACTCGTCATGACCAGGGACTACGAAAACTTGTTTACGAACATAGTCAATGTGGAACATGAGATTGACGAAAAGACCGCTGGCGGGATGGATGTTGTTTTCTTCACCATCATGGACTTCATGCGAGGCAAGGACATCACCAAGCATTTTGCGACGGAGGATGACTTGGCCAAATTCTCGGACAGGGTAGTGTCTGGCACTTTGTCAGGCGTCGATCCCGGGTCTAAGGGAGTTTCATTCACCACATCCAGTGGAGAGTGCAAGATCAAGCTCAACAGCCACGTGGATTACACCATGGATACTGGTAACACCAAAAGAGAGATCGTGTCCACGTCCATCTGCCAATACCGCATTCCCACCAAGTTTGGGGACTGCGGCAAGGTTTTAACTTTGAACACAGATGCGGTGCGTGGGAGAATCGTTGGCATACATGTGAGTGGTACCGTCTACGGATGGAACTACGCGCAGGTTGTTAGCTATGAGACCATTCAAACCGTGCTGCTTTCTTTGCCTAACATTGCTCAAATTGGCCTAGCATTGGACTCAGTTGAAGAGTTCACGGGTGAACCAATTGATGCGGGCTTCATCCATTTGGGTACCATAAAGGTGCCCGTCTCGCAGAGTTCCAAGACCATGATTGGACCCAGCAAACTTCACAATGTGATTTCGTTGGCGAACACCAGGCCCGCCTTGTTGCGGCCCACTATCATCGATGGTGTGATGCACGATCCCTTGATCGAAGGAGCCAAGAAGGCCGGCATCCCGTGCGGGATGGTGCCCCAAGAGGTGTTGGACCAGGCGGGACTGGATGTGTACTTGAACATCTCTAAAAAGACTCCGGACAGCGTCCCCAATGTAGTCCTCGATTATGAGGAAGCCATCAGAGGAATTCCTGGTGATGAATTTTTCCAACCGATCAACCGCACCACTTCTCCTGGTTACCCATACATGACGGAAACGCATAAGAAAGGGCACCGAGGCAAGACCAAGTGGATGGGAAAGGATGACTATGATTTTGAATCAAAGGAAGCCCTGGACCTACGGCGAGACACCGAGGAGCTCATCAGGAAGTGTAGGGACTCCGAACCTTTCGAGGTAATTTGGGTTGACACGCTAAAGGATGAGCGCCGTAGCGAGGAGAAGGTTAGGGCCGGTAAGACGCGCGTCATTTCTAATGGACCGATGCATTTCAACATAGCTTTCAGGATGTACTTCATGACAGCTTTGGTGAATCTGCGCATTGGGAGATTGTATAACGGTATTGCCGTTGGAATGAATGTGTGGAGTGCTGAGTGGGACCATTTGGCCAAGTTGCTTCTATCTAACTCGTCCTTGATGTTGGACGGCGATTTCCGATTATTCGACGGCTCTCTGATTGACAAGGTCATGTGGAAGATTTTCGCCATACTGGATGCGCAGTACAACGACGGGAACACCACGATTCGCAGGAATTTGTGGTACCATGTCGTATATGCAGTGCGCCTGTGTAGGAACAAAGTCTACCAATGCACCCACTCTTTACCGAGTGGGTTCGTCGCCACGGCCGAAGTGAACAGTTTATACGTGAACATCATTTTCCGATGTGCCTATCTGATGCTGGCGCGCTTGCACAAGTATGCTGGTGACAATATGGAAACCTTCAACAACAAGGTTAAGTTGGTTGCTTACGGAGATGACAACATCTACTCCGTGAGCCACGACATCATCGGTTGGTTCAACATGAACACGATAACTGGAATGATGAAGGAGTTCGGCATGGATTACACCCCCGCCGACAAAAGTGATGACGCTCGACCTTACAAGTCGATCACTGAGGTCTCTTTCCTCAAGAGGTTCTTTAGGAGGGTAGACACGTCTAGGGGGCTCACGCCTATCTACATGTGTCCTGCTGACCTGGAGAGCCGATTGGAGATGCTCAACTGGACGAAGGCCAAAGGCATGGACTCCGGCCCGGAAGAAGCCATGGTGATTACTGACGTGTTGAAGGAATTGGCCATGCACGGACAGCGAGTTTTCGACATCTACGCTGGAAAAATTATCCGAGCAGCCATCGATGCGGGTATCAGCGGTTTTAGGAATGAAGGCCCAACCTATTACCACATGAAGATGATTATGGGCAACGGACTACCCCGGCAGTGTGATCTTGCTAGACCTATACAAAATTCCAATGTACCCAAAGGTCAAAGCATTGCTGCAGCTGGAAGAGGCGGGAGTATTGACTCTTATACCCTAGGATCGCCTGTGGCAGCCCCACATTATCCAAGGGAGCATTGGTGCGACGCGCAGCCTGAGCTAGCTAGCGTCTAAGAAACAGCTTACTGATCAGCAAAATTTCAACGCCAATCCCGACATCACCCTAACGACCTCTGCTATGACAACGGACACGATTACTTTGAGAGATGATGGCTCGACCGCAATGGACAAATACGTCTCGCGAGAGGCGGATTTGCCATCCGTTATGTACGACTCCATCACTGAGACGGATGAACATACGATCAAGGACTTCCTTGGACGCATGGTCGTCATTGATCAGGGCACTTGGTCTTCTACACAAGTTGCCGGCGCCACTTTGGCTAATTTAACTTTTCCTTCTGCTTTGTTCAAAACCGGGTCTACTAACTACAATCAAAATGTTAACAAACTTGATGGCTTTGCTGCGATGAAAGCTAAGGTCAGAGTCCGCATTGAGGTCAATTCCCAGCCTTTTCAGGCAGGGGCGTTGTTATTGCATTATGTTCCGTACTCGGAATACATGCAGTCTCACGCCAAATGGTACACCAACACCAGCACCGATTTGGTGGCTGCCTCCGGGTGCCCTCATGTGGTTATGAACTTGGCCAACACCGCTAGCATGGCCTTTGTCACTCCCTACATTTCCCCCTATTTGTTTTACAATTTGCCGCAAGGCCAGGGTTCTTTTGGCAACGTCGTCATCTCCGTCCTGGCGCCTTTGTCTTCCGCTACTGCGAATTCTTGCAACTACACCATATGGGCTGCGTTTGAGGACGTGGAGCTTCGGTATCCCACCGATGCTCCGCTTTCAACGGCATATGCTCAGGTGGGCAAGGAAATTCAGAGGATGGAGGGCAGGGGCTCCATATCCGGAGTTGTGCGATCCGTCGGCACTGCTGTGTCCGACGTTCTGCCGTGGGTCGGGTTGGGGTGGCTATCTGAACCTGCACGGTTTTTGACTGATGCGGGTGAGTCGGTGCTGAAGATGTTGGGTTTTTCAAAGCCCAGCGTTGAGGCGCCGGTTACCCGAGTCAAGCAATCGCCTACGCAGTATTTTTTGAATGCTGATGGTGCTGACACTTCGCACAAGTTGGGTTTGAGTGCTGCTAACGCCTTGGCTACATTGCCGGGGTGGGCAGGCACCGATGAGGATGAGATGAGATTGGATTACATCTGTTCTAGGCCCAACTACTATAACAAGTTCACCTGGTCGACAGAGTCCGTAGCGGACACTTCCCTGTTCATACAGGCGAATTCTCCGTTGTGGACTCAGTCTTTGGCGGCGTTGGCTGTGGGCAACTACGCGCAAACCGTGTCGTTGCCTTTGATAGCCAAGATCGCCTCCCAGTTTGGTACTTGGCGTGGTACTATGGTCTATACTTTCCATGTGGTCAAGACCCAATTTCATTCTGGTCGCCTTCGTGTTTCTTTTCGCCCTTTTTCCTATCCTGCTGGGGCAGCTGCTTCGGATGTGCAGTTTGTGAATCAACCTGGATACGCTTACACAGACGAGATAGACCTCAGCAGTGGAACCACTTTCACATTTGAGGTCCCTTTCGTCTCTGTGAGACCGTGGATGCACTGTTACTACGATGCCAAGACAGCTTATCCTGGTGGTGACATCAGGAACAGCGCCACTGGTATCGTGCAGTTGTCGGTCATCAACCCGTTGGTCGCGGCGAGCACTGTGAACAGCAGCGTCGACATCTTGGTTTTTGTGAGTATGAAGGAGGCGCAGTTTGCCAGTCCCGTGAACTCATCTTATCTGCCTTTTGGCATTCCCAATGTGGCGCAGATTGGAAGGGCGAGGATTGTGCCCACCAAGCAGAGTTCCGACCAGATGAGCGAGAGGAACGAGATGTCGATGCTGCCCTACGCGGTGTGCATGGGGGAGAACGTGACGTCTGTGCGCCAGTTGCTTAAGCGATATTCGTATCTGGGTAGAGTTAAAGCGGATGTGTTGGCGGCTACCGCTACGCAGTTGGGATCTTCCGGGAGGGGGTTCACTCTCTTCCCGTGGGCTCCAGTGACCCCGCAGAATGGTGCTATTTCTAACGTGTTGGGGGTTCAATCGCCCAAGTTTGGCAGTGAGTATCTCATTTCGAGCGGCACCAAGAAGACAGCAATCAATTTGGTTCCTGACACTTATTCGCAATTCTACCCATTGTATTCTTTTTACAGGGGTTCTATGCGCATCAAGATCGTCATCGCTGCTAAAGGGGCAGACTATGACGCTTCTTTGCCCATCAATGTGTATATTCACCTTACGACACCAGCAAACGTCGGCAACATGATGCCCATCATGAGCGCCATAGTGGCCACATCCTCCGGGGCGAGTTCCAATTTGGGTTCGGGACCGCTGCAATGTTTGTTTGACAAGCCTTTGGCCACCGCAGCGGGACAGACCAAAGTTGGCTTCGCGTACCAACCCGACTTGGGTGCGTACAGGTGTGCCATCATCCCTGGGTTTGAGGGACTCATTGAGTTTGAGGTGCCGTTCCACTGCACAGGACACATGGTGCCCACAAATTACGGACTCTATGATCAGACTAGCGCTCGTTCCATCTTTTTCCCTTTCCCCGTCGTCTCCGTCATTGGAGCGGTCACCGCAGCCGGTAAGCCCGTGCTAGCAGGCTGCGACCTTGATGTTTATCGAGCTGTTGGCGACGACTTTTCCTTCGGGGGTCTTATTGGATCGCCCCAGCACGCGCTGTGGCAGTCCAGTACTGACCCCATCTAGACCTCGCCCGAGATTCGGTCGAGCTATCTTTCTTTTTCACCGCCTGTCGCAAAGCAATACAGGTGCTGGCGCCACTTTGGCGTTTTCTAACAATCACGTAAACCCG